ACCGGCTATACGGCCACTTTGCAGATTCGCCCGTATCCACTGGCAACGAGTATCCTCTACGATGCCAGCTCCAACATCACGCTCGGGGGACCTACGGGAATCATCACCATCGACATTCCGGCCGCCAACACGTCAACCTTCACGTGGTGGGCTGGCGTGTATGACCTGCTATTGACGAACCTTGCCGGGACGGTGTATCGATTCACGCAAGGGAATGTGACGGTGAGTCCGGGGGTGTCAACATGACAAATCTGGTGACCAGACTGCGAGTCGCGGCCAATGAACCCATTGGCGATCCTCGTGGTCCGAACGACCGGTTGATGGATGAGGCCGCCGACGAGATAGAACGGGTGCGCGCGGCGTTGTGTGAACTCGTACGCCTCAAAGACCTGCGCGATGCCTGCGAAGATCAAACTTACTGGGCCACTCGTGCAGTCTCGCGGGAGACACTCGATCAACTGCATGCATGGGAGGAGAATTACAAAATAAACAAACCCAAGGCGTGGGAAACTGCGCGCGCCATTCTGGGCAACCTCACATGACTATGAAGACATCCGGCACCTACGGCTTTGCCCCGTCGATGGGTGAGGCGGTTCTGTACGCCTATGGCTTGTGTGGAGTCCGGCGCACCGCGATTACGCAACAGCACATGGAAGATGCGCGCATGGCGACCAACATGATGATGGGGCGCTGGAGCGCGGATGGGGTGAACTTGTGGCAGGTCGATTTGATATCCGTACTCTTGATTAAAGGACAAGCGACTTACCCAGTTCCTCCGAACACGATCGTGATGCTAGACATGTATTACACGATCAGCAACGGTACGCAGTCGATTGATCGGATCGTGACGCCTGTCAGCCGCACAGAGTACGCGAGCTATCCGAACAAACAGCAGCAGGGAAGTCCAACGGTTGCGTGGTTTGATCGATTGCTATCGCCCACCGTGACATTGTGGCTTGTGCCGAATGGGCAGCAGGCATCCTTCAGCTATTACCGTTTGAGGCAGACACAGGACTCTGTGTTTGCGAATGGGACCAGCGTCGAAATCCCGGCCTACTTTTTGGAAGCCTACGTGTTTGGTCTCGCAACTCGATTGGCTGCTATCTGGGCGCCTGAGAGAGCCGTGGGATTGAAAGCGATGGCCGATGAATCTTGGGGGATTGCGAGTCGTCAAAATATTGAGACTCAAAATACATACATCTCCCCGATGACGGGCGGATACTACAGATGAGCGGATTCGGAATCATGAACGTGGAACAATGGGATATTCCGGCGCAGGAACGACGCTTCCAGTTCGTGACCGAATACGACGCTGATAGAGCCTGCGCAATTCTGAATTTCTCCGGACTTGGTAGCACCTACATCGTAGTGCCCGTGTATGAATGCGGTGGTCGCATCTATCTAGACAACTCCAGGATGGAACAAGAAGCGTGAGTTATGCCAGCAAAGCCGGTCGCGCTCGTGTCTCTGCCAAGAACCCGCAGGCGCAAGGCGTGTGCGATCGTTGCGGTATCTGGTACAACCTCGTGAATTTGGAATGGCAATTCGACTGGCGCGGCACGCGCTTACAGAATATCCAACTTCGAGTTTGCCGTAGATGTCTGGACAAACCGCAGGAACAACTTCGCGCGATTACTTTACCTGCAGACCCCGTGACTGTTGATTATCCGCGCCCCGAGAACTTCCTAGCCGCCGAAGTGGACTCAAACCAACCCATTGGCGTACCGACGGGTCTCGATCAAAACGCGGTGATGCCCTACAACGGCACCGTGCAAAAAGCGTTCGGCATTCTGCTTCCAGTGCTGTCAGTCATCTCCAACGGCACGACGACCGTCTTCGTGACGACCTCGGCACCGCATGGCCTGAACAACAACGACCAGATCGCAGTCCAAGGCCTCACCGATCGCAACGCCTGCGGCTTCTTCAGCGTCACGATGTACACAGCCGTGGCCTTCATCTACACGACCGCCAAGGCCGTCGCATCGGCGTCGTTGTTGACGCCCATGACGCGCATGGTCACATGCTTGGTCGGCTTGCCATTGGGACAAACGCAGATCCCGCAGGTGTCTGGATGACTTCGCCCGCACTCAATCCGCTGTCGTTCAATGCCTGGGTGCAGGCCGTCGGCGTCATGGCGGTTGCTCAGACCCAGAACAATTCAGGCGTGTGGGGATTCGTGGACGCGCCGCTGCAATCCGTTATTGGACAGATGCTCAATTACGCCGAAGCGAGAATTCAGAGGGACATCGACGCCCTGCAGGCTCGCTCCTCCAACACCTACACGCTGACGGTCAGCAACAACCTGTTGTCGATCCCAGTCAACGATTTTCTGGTTGTCGAAACCCTGGAGGTGACTCAAACGAGTGGTAGCGTCATTGTCAACAGCACGCCATTGGTACCGGTCTCCAAGGAGTTCATTCAGAATTGCTACTCGGGCGTCTTCAGCACCGGCATGCCGAAATACTACGCGATGTACGGGGATACATTCGGAGACGGCGCCAATACCAACATCAACGTTCTCGTGGGACCTCCGCCAAACTTTGCCTATCCGGTTCGAGTGACGGGTGTTATTCGCATGCCGTCTCTATATCAATTCGCCAACGCAGGACAAGCGGGGACGTCCTACACCTATATTTCCCAGTTTTTACCCGATCTGCTGCTCATGGCGAGCATGATCTTCATCAGTGCATACCAGCGCAACTTCAGCGCAAATTCCGATAGTAAAGATATGCCCGTGAACTACGAGCAACAGTATCGGGCGCTGCTGGCGGGCGCGATCGCGGAGGAGAATCGGAAGAAGGGAATGGGTTCCGGATGGAGTGGGTACTCTACGCCTGTGACGGCGACTCCAACACGATGAACCAATTACCTGAAATCTGGCGCGAGTACCACAAGATACAGGAGGCTCGACGCGCGAAACTACAGGAGGCGATGTCGGATTACGACCGTACCGTCTATCAGCCCGCGCTCAATGCGCTTCGGGAACGATGCGCGGCCCTAGGGCACAAACGCGGGAAATTTCACGATAACGGCCTTGGATGGACATGGTACTACTGCAATCAATGTGGAGCGCGGATGGAGGTCGAAGGACCGGAGCAGGTGACGTCATGAGCCTCACCAAATACGAGCACGCAGCCCTGGATCAACTTCGCTTCCTAGCGAAGCAGCATGGAAGTGATCCGCTGGCCTTTGGCCATACGCTGGAAGTAGTGAAGGAAGGTTATCGCGTTGATCCCTACATGAGGAGCGACCCGATTCGCTGGGATACGGTTATATCTCAGGCGGAGGCTGAGGAGGGGTGGCCGTTCCGGCGTGAGGTCAAGCGCGAAGGCACGCAAATGAAGACGACGTTTCACGAGCGTTCGTAACACATGCCACACGCGACTCTAAGATTGGTGCCGGGCGTGGATGTTCAGGAAACCCCTGCGCTCAACGAAAACTCCGGTATTTCTCAGTCGCAGCTGATTCGCTTCTTTGCTGATCGTAATGGATTGGCCCTAGTTAGCAAGTTAGGAGGATGGTCGCGCTACTTTGGCCAACCGATGCCTGCCACAACTCGAGCCTTGTGGGCCTGGGAGGATCTGAATCTCAACACTCACCTCGCCGTCGGGACGCAGACAACGGCGAATGGCTACGCGCTCCTGGGCGTGATCACGAACGGCGCCATTCAGAACATCACGCCTGCTCAGTCCGCCGAAGACATCGCGCCCGTCGTCTCAACCACCTCGGGACTCTCCACGGTCACGATCACCGACAACACGACGCTGGGCATCACCGGCTACGACTCGGTCTACATCGCGACGCAGATCAGCATCGGCGGCGTGGTGCTATTCGGTCTCTATCCATGCGGCTTGCTGAGCAATAACGCCTATACGGTGCAGGCGAGGGATATCCTGGGGAATCTGCTGCCGGCCACGAGCTCATCGACTTCCCCGGTCTTGCCCGTCTTCACGACCGTGAGCGGTTCGCTGACCGTCAATGTCAATCTGCCGAACTACACCTATCAAGTCGGCCAGACTTTCCCCGTGTTGGTCGCGACGACCGTCGGCGGTATCCAGCTCTACGGAAACTACGTGGTGCAGTCGCTAGTGGACGCGAGCAACTTCACCATCGTGGGCGCGAATCCAGCCAATGCCTCGACCAGTGGCACACTGAACGGCGGCAACGCGCACCTGATCTACAGTTACGGCTACGGGACGATTCCCGGCGGTATCGGCTACGGCGCCGGGGCGTACGGGGCGGGCGGCTACGGCACGGGCAACGCGGTGTCGCCAGCCTCGGGCACATTCATCCCCGCGACCGACTGGACGCTCGATAACTGGGGCGAAATCCTGATCGCCTGCGCAGATCAGACGCTCACGCCCGGCACGCCACCGTTCCAACCGATCTACCAGTGGGAAGAAAGCACGACGGGTGCCACGATCATCCCACAAGCGCCTCCGGTGAATGACGGCGCGTTTGTCGCCATGCCTCAGCGCCAAATTATCGCGTGGGGGAGCACGCAGACCGGGATTCAAGATCCGCTGCTCGTGCGCTGGTGCGATGTCAACAATTTCAACCAGTGGATTGCGCTGCCGACCAATCAGGCGGGCTCGTATCGCATCCCGCGCGGCTCCAAGATCGTGGGCGGCTTGCAGGGACCGCAGCAGGCGATCCTCTGGACCGACATCGATGCTTGGTCGATGCAGTACATCGGACCGCCGTTTATCTACTCGTTCAACGAGATCGGCTCGGGATGCGGACTCATCGGGCGCAAGGCTGCCGGGTTCATGAACGGCATTGGCTACTGGATGGGACCGTCGCAGTTTTTCACGCTGAGTGGCGCTGGCATCCAGATCCTGCCCTGCACGGTCTGGGATGTTGTGTTCCAGAATCTGCACCCGGACAAGGCCAATCTCTCCAAGATTAGACAGGCTATCAACTCACTGTTCGGGGAAATCACGTGGTACTACCCGTCCGCAATCGGAACGGGCGAAGTCGACTCATATGTAAAGTACACCGCGCCTCTCGGCATCTGGGACTACGGCATGCTAGGCCGCACCGCGTGGGTCGATCAGTCGGTGTTGGGGCCACCTATCGGAGCCGATCCGGTGACGGGGCTGTTGTATCAGCACGAGACGTCGAACGATGCTGATTTGCAGGCCATGCAGCCTTACTTCCAAAGTGGTTACTTCACATTGTCTGAAGGGGATTTGAAGACGTTCATTGATTTAGTTTGGCCGGACATGCGCTGGGGCAAATTGAGTCAAGCGCAGACTGCAACCGTCCAGCTGTCGTTTTACGTGGCCGATTACGCTGGCGCTACACCCACGGTTTACGGGCCGTACTCGGTGACACAAGCGACTCAGTATTTCAACACTCGTTTGCGTGGGCGGTTGGTGTCTATCAGGATATCCAGTAACGATCTGGGATCGTTCTGGAGACTGGGGGCCATCCGTTACCGCTTTAGTCAAGATGGCAAATTCTGATGGTCACCGCTCCACAGCAATCCGGGGGCGCCTCTCTGTCGGATCTGCTGACGACGCTAAAAAACACAGTCACGGCGGTCAGTTCACTCGCGCAGACGTATCTGAATGTCCAGGGTGCGCAGAACTTCGCGGGGATTACCGTACCCACGGTCATCAAACCTTCGAGCGGCCGGGTCGCGGTAATTAGTGTCGTGGTCGCAGGCAGTGCGCCCGGCATGGTTTACGATGCCTCAGTCCTCGGTGCGACTACGAAGCCACTGTGCGTGATTCCTAACACGACCGGACCGTTCGTTGTGAACTTACCGACGTCGTTCGGGCTGCTCGTGGTGCCGGGTTCAGGCCAAACTGTCAGCGGGAGTTTTTCGTAGATGTCTAATCCGAAAATGGCGATCATGGCGGGATGGGCTTCCAGGGAAGCGGCAATGGGCTTGTGGGCCGATATTCCCAACAATGATGCTTTGGCCGTTGTGGGAGTCAACATCGGATTTGGCAAGGGAGTGCCAGCAGAAAAAGAAGTTTGTTGGGTAATTCTTCCACTTTCTGCGCTAGACAACGAGGCGTCTCGCAGTCCAGATCTCGGGAAGAAGGAGTAAGCCGATGAGTGCGCGCGATCAGTCGGTTGAGATTGCGCTCGACGTGGCGCGAAAGAAGCGAGCCGAGGGCGGAGAGACAGTTCACAAGTTCCACTCCGGCCCGATCCACAGCTCTGTCGCGGGCCGTACCGATCACCTTCCAATTACAGTGGCTTCGGGGTCTTACGTTTTGCCAAGTGATTGTGTTAGCCACATGGGTGAAAGCAACACGCTCGCCGGCTTCAAGGTTCTGCGTCGCATGTTCGGCGGCGAGCCGTACGGCGGGGGCTCCGCTCCGTATGGTCAATCAGGGGGCCCGTACGGCGCGAAAATGGCGACGGGCGGCAAGGTCCATCGCGCCGCTGGCATCCTGTTCGTGTCACCTGAGAAAGAAGTCTTGCTGCTGCGCCGCCAGGGTAAGGATCACGTGGGCGAGTGGGCGTTGCCGGCCGGCGGCATCGAAAAGGGCGAGACTCCTGAACAAGCGGCGCGGCGGGAGACGGAGGAGGAGGCTGGCCATACGCACGAAGGGGGACTCGCCCCGTTCATGCACAGTGAGCGCCAAGGTGTGGATTTTACTACGTTCCTCGCTCAGACTGACCGCTTCGCCCCCGCTTTGAACGAGGAGCATGACGGTGCGATGTG